GGGCCTGCGCCTCGTCGGGGTGCTCGTCGGCGCCGGTGAGGACGTCGCGCAGGATAGCGTTGACGTCGAGGTCCTCGAAGTACTCGGTCATCACCAGCAGGTCCTCAAGGTCGATCATGCCCCGGCTGAGGTGTCGGGGCAGGCGGCCCACGGACTCGTACCCCAGAACCCTGCCCGACTCCCGGACTGAGATGCCGTGGTCGAGGATGAACCCGCGCAGAAGGCTCTTGACCCGTCGGACCTGATCCTGGCGACGCAGGGTGTTCTCCGAGACCTCCCCGTGGGCGATCTGCGACCTGCGCTCCCTGGCCTTGGCGAGGATCTCATCGCGCTTCTCGTCTCGCTTGCTCATGTTCCGTCTTCCTCTCTTCTCCGGGCCCGTTCCGTCCCGGGCCTCGGTCTCAGTATACTATGCCGCTCAGTTTTCTGCAAGCGAGTGCCCCCGATGTCGTAGACGGTCGACACCGGGGGCGTGCGGGGAAGAGAGATGAGAAGCCCGCCCCAGCAGGGTACTACACCTTCAGCCCGGCCACGAGGTCGGCGCGCGACGTGATGCACCCCGCCGCCCCCTTGCGAGCGCCCTCCGCGGCTTGGGCCACCGTGGCGGGGATGTGGGCGATGACCGGCTTCTTGGTGGCCACCAGTGGCGTCCACACGTCGTCGGCGGCGTTCCACTCCATCGACAGGAAGTCCAGGTTCGTCGCCTGCACGAAGTCCGGATACCAGGTCTGACCCCGGTTGCGGGCGTACGCGTACCCCCAGGTGGCCCACCCGGCCTGCCTGACCTTGGCGAACAACCACCCGGCGTCGGCGAACGCCTTGATGACGACACGGTCCTTGTACGGCGCGAGGATGGCCAGGTACTCGTCCGACCGGGCCATCTCCGTCTTGGGGTCGAAGATCGTCACGTGCGTTGCACCGTAGGTCGCCAGATAGTCCTTCAGAGTCACCGGAAGGGCCTCGGGGCGTCCGGCGAAGGCCGACTGGACCTGAGCCCAGGTCATGTTCTTGATGGGCGTTGACGGGCCTCCCAGGCGCTCCAGCGTGGAGTCGTGCGAGGCGAACCACACCCCGTCGGAGGTCCGGTGGCAGGAGATCTCCAGGGCGTCGACACCGCACTCCACCGCCCTCGTGTAGGCGGCCATGGTGTGCTCCACGACATCCCCGGCCCCGCTCATGCCCCGGTGCCCGACGACGATCCCCGCCTTGCGCTCCTTGAGCGCCGACACGGACCGAGCCCCGTAGGGCATGATCGACACCCCCGCCCGGGTCTTCTCCCCGCCGAACCACAGGGGCACCGTCGTCCCGTCGAGGGCCTCACCGCCACCCCCGCCCGCAGCCTCCGTCAAGGCCACCCGCGCCCAGGCGGCCGGGAGGTTCGCCGCCGCGCCGTCGGGCGAGCCGGGTCCCCCCAGCGCAACGCGCATCGCAGACCAGGACTCCGTCGTCGACACGTCCGCCAGCCCGTCGGCGACGATGGCCCCGCCGTCCAGGGTCCAGGCCGCCATCTTGTTGTCCTTGGTGCCGTGGGCGACCGAGGCGAGCAGCTGGGGCTTGTTGGACCCCGTCATGACCGCGGCCCACTGGCCCGCTCCCACGTGGTCGGCGTCAACGCCCGTCAGCACGACGAGCACGGCCCTCTGCCTGGCGGTCCACGCCTTCGTCTTGACCCACCACTCCACGCCGCGGGTGTCGGTGGCGGCCGTCACCTTCCGCGTGGCCACATATCCGGACCGGTTGGTGGCGGGGATCGTGTTCTGCCACGTCCCCGTCCAGCCCGAGGGGATCGGCGAGGGAGACTCGTCGGCCTGGAGCTGGGCGGCCATGATGAGCACGGCCAGGTCGCCGGGCTGGGCGGCGGCGGTGAGGGGGTCTCCGACACCGGCCTGAGCCCGGCCGACGGCGCTGTCGCGCACGACGATGCCCCCCTGAAGGGCGGCCCTCTCCCGCAGCACCATGGTCCCGGAGCGGGTTCCGGCCGGGGCGTGCTCGCCGGTGCGCAGGGTGATGACGGTGCCCGTCCCGGTGAGGGCGGGCAGAAGGCTCTTGAGGGCGTCGGTCTCGGCCCGGGGGGTGAACCGCCTGTCGGCTCCACTGCGCGAGTAGACCTTGTACGCGGTCATAGCTCCTCTCCGTTCGTATATTTATGCAGACGCCGGGGATGTTCATGCATCCCCGGCGTCCCCGCCCGTCCTACCTGGCCGTCACCGTGGCGACGTCGGCGGCCTTGGGGTCGGCGATGGAGGTGAGCACGCTCACCAGCGCCGCCAGGGCCGCCGTAGAGCCCACGGCAACCCAGTTCACCTCGCTCATGAGCGCCGCCGTGCCCAGTGCGCCCAGGGCCGCCTGGGCGAGCGTCTTGACCGCCCGCTCCGCCGCGCCCAGCCAGAACGTCCTCTTCGTGTAGAAACCCACGTGATCCTCCTCGTGTCGACCCCGTCGCCCGTTCGGCAACGACATAATCCTACTTCTTCTCGTCGCGCCCGCCGACGGGCACGTAGCGGCCGAAGGCGAGCAGGTTGCCCACCTCCAGGGAGGAGCCCCGGTTGAACTCCAGCCAGTCCTCCACCTTCGCCCCGGCCCTGGCGAGGATGAACTTGACGTCCTCCAGGGTCCTCTCGTCGGGGATCGGCGAATAGGTGTGCGTGAGCACGCAGTACAGGTACATGGTGCCCTCGTAGGCGAACAGAATATGAGTGACTCTCACGTCCTCGTCTCCCTCCAGCAGATGGATGTTGTCGTCGACGACGCCCCGGCCCCGTGCCGTGAGCGCCCACAGGTCGTCTTCCCCGCCCCGCAGCAGGTTCAGGTCCAGGTCCCCGCCGTAGCCGGACACCCTCCCCGTCCCCGTGTACTGGTGCATGTCGGCCGACCACGACCCGTCCGACCAGGGGGCGTAGTCCCAGCCCACGGGGTCGGAGCTCGCGTACTGGGCGATCCACCGCATCGACCCGGTGGCGGCCTGCACGGCGTCCGGGTAGGCGTCAGAGGAGGCGTAGAGCAGGCCGCGGCGGCCGGTGCGGGCCTTGATGGCGTCGATGACGGCCCGCAAATAGTTCTCGTCGCCCCAGGCCCCGTTGTCCTTGGCCTCCCAGTCGACGGCCCAGAACACGCGGCCGATGCGGTCTCCGACGACGGCGAGGAAGTGGTCGACCTCCGCCTCGACGCCGGAGCCGTCGACGTAGTGGTAAACGCCCGTGGGGCGGCCCAGGGCGAGGGCGGCGTTCACCTGCTCGTCGAAGCAGCGATTCGTGAACCAGTCCCCCTGCGTCGCCATGACGATCGTGAAGTCGGGGTTGACGGCCGCCAGGTCGATGCCCGCCTGCCAATTGGAGACGTCGACACCGAGCAGCGGCCCGGGCTTGCCGGGGGCGGGGGCCGGTGCAGGAGCCTTCTTCGACGGCGCAGCGGGGGCGGACCCCCCGACACAGTCCGGATGCTGCTGAGCGAACAGGGCGGGGTCGAAGCGGTGGCAGCTGGTCCACGCCCCCCGCGCCGTGTCCAGGTGCGTGGCGTAGGTCTCGACACGGACCTCCCCGCCGGTCTGGTCCCCGGGCGCCCCGTGGATGTCGTCGGTCTCCGAGATCCACGCCTCGGCGACGAGAATGGTCGGGGTCGTGGCCACGACCATGCACACGTGCCCGACACCGCCCTCGTTCTTCGAGGACAGGACGACATCCCCGACCCGGAAGCCCCCCTGCGGGTACAGATCGGCGTCGTCCCACGACACCTCCGTGAAGCCCCTGGCCTCCAGGCCCCCGCGCAGGTTCCCCGTCCAGTAGTCATCCAGGTCGAACAGCACCGGGTGTCCCCACGCCAGAGCCGAGTACGCCTTGTGCAGCCCGTAGTTGATCGCCCCCATGACGATCGTCCCGCAGTCCGCACTGGTGTTCCGGGTCAGGTAGCCCGCGTCATCGCTGTCTCGATAGACGTCGAGCCGGTCCGGCTGCGAGTACCCCACCGAGTACGGCCCCCCGGCGGGCTTGTTCGGTCCGGCCTGGCACCAGTACTGCGCCTGGGCGGCCGAGATCGTTGCGACGTCGGTCATGGTTCTCCTTATGTCAAAACGGCTTGCAGAGTCGGGGGCTCAGGGCATGATGGGCAGCGCCGTCGACAGGGCCCCCGGGGAGGCCTCCAGCGCCTCCATGAGCCACCCCTCGATCGCCAGCCCCGCCGCCTTGGACGCCGCCTTGGCGGACTCGACATGCCCCGCCGTCGTCATGCCCTGCCACCACAGCCCCGGCCGCTCCGGGTGGTTCTTGATGGCCGCCAGCACCTCCGGCTTGGAGGCGTCGTTCGACCGGCAGGCGATCATGTCCACGGCCTTCAGCTTCCCGATGTCCTCGGCGGTCCACGGCCCGGACGGCTTGTACGCCAGGCGGGGCAGCACCTTCAGCGCCGCATTCGCCTTCGCCTTCTCCCTGGCCGCGTTCAGCGTCCCGTTGGTGGCGACGATGATCCTCTTGGCCGCCTGGGCCCCGTAGCGGGCCAGCAGGTACTCCATCATCTTCTGGTCGTACACCCAGTAGTCCGCGATGATGTCGTTCGTCGTGTCCATGCACTCCACGACGATCGGGCTGCGGGCCGGGGCGGCGTCCAGGATGTCGAGGGCCTCGCCGAGGGTCGCCACGACGCCGTTCACGTCCTCGACGGCCTTGAGCTGGGCGATGGTGGAGGCGTTGATGCGCACCGCAGCCCCGCCGCCCTTCGGGGTGATGGACGACACCGTGGACGTCACGAACCTGTCCGCGCCCTCGTCCTTGCTCATGCGCACCGGCAGGGCGACGGACCCCCTCAGGATCTCCCCCTCTATGAGCTGCGACAGCGCCCCCCTCAGCGCAGTGGCCGACAGCGCCCCCCACTTCACGCCCCAGCGCGCGTCGCG